ACAAAATTACAGACGCAGAAATTGAAACCAACACTAAACCAAAGAAAAAAGGTATAGAAATTGCATATGTTGATAAAGATACAAAAGTGCCAGTCAAAGGTAGAATACCAGACTATATGTCAAGATACGATATGGGTATTGAAAAGTTTACAGCGATTAGTGTATTGAAAGACGGAAAACCACTTTGGTATACAAAAAGTTGGAAACCACTTGATAAAGTAATGACAGCTACAGGTAAAAAAGTTAAAGATAGTTATTACGGAAGAAGAAGCACTGTCCCTGATGTAGACGCAGGTTCAAGAAGTTATTCAAGAGATAAACAATTCGGTATAAATATGATTGGATATCAATCATTACAAGGTATGTTAAAAATACCAGGTATCAAGTTTCATCACATTAGTTTAGAAAAAGATATGCCTTATATGGGTGCAGGTATTAAAAGAAAAATGAGACAAGCAGCACAATTTGGAGCGAGTAAGTTCACTACTAATGATGAATTCAAAAGAATCAATAAATCATACTTTGATGAATTATTAAGACAAAAACTTAACGACCCTAAAAAATTACAAAAAAAATTACAACAAGCAGCAACTTTATGTCAAAAAGTTATTGACGCAGCAATTGGTGGTGTAAAACCAACAGGTGCGATTAAAAAAATCATTGATGACTTTACAGCAAAACGAAGTTCAAGTCCAGAAGCGAGTGCTTACGAGTTGACTTCAAAGGTATCTCGTTCATTAGCAAATCTATATCAAGATTATGCGAGTTATCAAAGAGCTATTGAAAAAGAAAAAGAAGACAAAATTAAATACGGAACAACAGACTTTGCAAGAGGTGATGTTGAGGACGCAGCAAGAGAATTCCAAAGAGAATTTGTCAGAATACAAAAATACGATTTTGGATACTAATGATTAAATTAAAAGAAATAATATCAGAACAAGACAATACCATTAGTGCAAAAGCGTGGGAAAAGGAAGAAAAAATAATTACTCGTGGTATGGATATGGTATTTGACAAAGGTGTTAAGTATTTTAGAGACTACCAAAGGTCAAACTTACCACCAAAAGAAAAACAAATGTTAAGTAATTTTTTTGATGATTATGTGTTGTTAAAAAACAGATTTCAAAAAATAAATAAACACTTAGCAACAAAGGGCTTTTTAAAAAGATGATTAAATTAAATAAAATACTAAATGAAGTAATCGGTAAAGATAAGGGTAGTGATTCATTACCTAATTCCAGAGCAAAAGAATTTATGGGTGCTCTAACAATTTTAAAGTCTGATATTGTCTCAATAGAAAGATATATTAAAAATTATAAGGGTGGTGCACCACGCAAGAGAAAAGGTGATATTAGTTACAAAATGTGGTCTGATTATGGATTTTTAACTTTGATAAAAGATTTAAGAAGACAATCTAACTTAATACAAGATATTAGTGATACAAATGAAAAACAATCACAAATAGTAAAAACAAAAGTTGAAAAAGGAACTCTTAAAATTAAAGAGGCGTTCCCAGCTTCAAGTTTGGGAAGTTCAACATACTCAAATAAAGAGGCGATGAAATTTTCAATAGATAGTGTGAACAAAGCAGGAAAAATTATTGGACAAGCACAGAAAAGAGTTATGGATATATTTACATCAGATATGAAAAATGGTAAATACGACAGAATAGATTTATCAAGAAGTATTCATAAAGGTAATATTAGAGACACAAGTTTCTCTAAAAGAGAAGTATTGAA